TACCACCAAAAAGGCAAATCGGCTTTATCAAGTTGCTTTTCCACATACTTTTTTCTAGCTTCTCTACGTTTTTTAGTCTTTCCAGTACGGACTTCTCTGGCTCTTCTTAGAAACTCAATGATACTACCCAGATCTTTGGTAGTTGCTTTCGGAATCTCTTTGTACAGATCCCTCATCAGATCTACTCGAATATTCTTCTGCATAAGCAACAGGCATAACCTCCGTTAGGGTTTTGTAGTATTTTACTCCAAGCGGTTTATTATGCTTGGAGATATACCAACCATGTTCATTTTTGCAAATACCAATCATTGTTTTTACTCCATAATTTAATTAAAGTTTCTAGTTCTTTAATGCGTTTTTTAGCTGCATCAATACGATCTTTCGTGTTCAATGAACTTCACTCCATTTGTCGCCAATAGATACTTCAGCCAGTGCAGGAACATCGCCCAACCATTTAGCTTCAGCTTTCTCCATTGTAGTTTTAAGAATTTCAGCCCACTCATCTGCTAAATCTTCCTTAACAAGAAGTATTAGTTCGTCATGGACTGCTGCTGCAATTCTTACTTTGTCCTCACCAGTGTCTTTAACCTGTGTCCATAAGTTTCCTAATGCACATTTTAATATTGCTGCACCAGCACCCTGTATTGGTGTATTGCATCTAACAGTAGTTCTATTAAGATCACCTTTTAAGAATCTACGCATATTAGATACAGGAACTCTAGTCTCAGGCCACTCATCTCCTTCAGTGGATCGTGAAAGATAATTCATTTCCATCTGCCAATCTCGAATACCGCTATATGTATTTAGCCAGTTATCACGAATCTTTATGGCTTCATCACTAGACATGATTACACCACTGCTTCCAGCGTATTTTCGTAGACCTTCAGCACCAGCACCATATAGTAAGCCAAAGTTAGCTGACTTAGCTATTTGTCTATCACATCCCATCTGTTGAGCCGTATAGTCGTGTAAGTCCTCGCCACGTTGAAACGCAGCAGTCATATTCTTGTCTTTAGCCAATGCAGCAGCAAGACGTAACTCCATCTGTGAGAAGTCAGCGTCAACTATCTTCCATCCTTTAGGGGCTTGTACACATTGCCTGAACTCTGAATCTCTAGGTATCTGTTGATTATTAGGCTTGATACTAGACATTCTTCCTGTATCTGCCCCCAACTGCATATAGGATGCTCTGACAAATCCATCATCCGACATTTTATCCTGTATGCTCTCTATCATCTGTCTACGCTTTTCTCTACGCTTCCAAGTAATAAGCGTCTGGATCGTAGGAGAATCAGCAGCACAATTCTTCAAGGCATCTTTAGCCACACTAGGTTTACCATCATTGTTTACTGGTGTATAACCTAGAACTAACTCAAGTTTTTCTAATAATTGTTTAGAACTTTTGATATTGAATCCTGCATACTTTTTAGTACCTAACCTCTTTGATCCTTGGTCTTTCGCACGAAGATTAAATGTACCATCTTCATTTCTAGGTAGCTTTTTTCCAACTGGTAAGTCATTATCAAGTTCTCTGATAAATTCATTACCCAACTCTTTAATGTCATCTTCATAATCAATTCGACACTGTTCTAATTCTTCTCTATTCCAAGGTAAACCAACTCTCCACATTTGTGCCATTGCTGGAAGTGCTCTACATTCCAAAGTGTATGCTCTGTGTAGCTGTGCATTTCTTAGTTTTCTATCTAATACTTGATCTAACTCAAGCAGTATTTCAATATCTTTTGCAGCATAGATTAGCTGTTCTTTGGATAAAGTTTCAGCACCCCAATTAGACTTTTGTTGTTCTTTCGATACTTCTACATCTAATTGTCTTTTAGCCAGTGCATCAAGACCATGCTTAGTCTGTGGAATACCATTAGTTAATAACCTACTAGCTAACATACTGCAACGCACAAATCCTTCAGGATGTATGCCATGCTCCTGGAGCCAGCCTAGATCAAAAACTGCATTATGAGCTAACCAGTATCTATTCATGCTAGTGAAAAACTCTTCTAAGTAATTCCAATCGCTACGCTCTAACTCAAAGCAGTCAATAACTACTATGGTCCGAGAAGAAAAAGACCCCAACTGAATTAGTCGGAGCTTACCCTCTTCTGGTTGTAGTTGTAGTGTTTCTGTATCAAACGCAAGACTGTGAGCAGTCTGCAATCTTTTTAATTCTGATATTCCGTAATAAACAGAATATTCTTGTTTAGTAATTGTTGAGGTCATGGGAGAACCTTAATTAAGTGCTCTACTACTGTAGCACATTTGTCAACTGTTGTAATGCTTTCGTATGTAATCGGGAACTTCGTTATGATAGCCGTTACGATCTAATTCTTGGACTAATGAGACCCACTGTGGTCGATATGCTTCAGTTATCTCTTTATAAGTTTGTGCAAGATAAATACGTCTAGCAGTTTGAAAATCCATGCCATTATTATTAGGTAAGTATGTTTTTAAAAAATGAGCTAAGTTATGGTTTTTATCTTTTTTAGCTCTATGGTATTTATTCTTTTTATGCCATCTAAATACATAATTTAAAAGATAAGTTATTTTATCAGGATCTATTTTGGAACGATAAATTTTAGCTTCTCTTTCTGGGGTTTTATCTTTCCAATTTAAAGGAGGATAACTCTCTGTTGGCAAGTGTTTTATAGGTGCATTTAATTTAGCTGGAATTGTAATCTCTACTACAGGGTCAGCAGGAACTAATGCAGCTTCTTTTATTTCTGCTGCATCATTTTTTGCGTGTATAGCCTGTAATTGTTCTTTAGCTAAAGGTTTTATGTTGTGTTCTCTATTAATATGTGCAAGTTGATCTTTAGTAAGATTTAAAACACATTTAATAAGTACGTCATTTTTCTCTTCTTGAAATACAACACTCACGGTATTGTCTTTTTCAATAACTTTATGTACTTCTCCTGATTGAACATCAATAGTAGATTTTTTAGTTACTACTTCCTCTTCTTTAAATTCCATATAAGGATTCGTTAGTTTTAATATTGTAGTAGTGTAGTACTAGCTTGTCCAGAGATCTAACTTCTTTTGTAAAGTTTTAACACTAAGTTGTGTGCATATTGAAACATCAAGCCCAAATTTAACTGCTTGTAAAACTTGACTGTGAAAATGCTCTTTATCAAAGTATTCAACCTGATTCACTTTCTCAACTTTTTTTCTTGTGTGGTCATATTCTGTGTATCTAACAGTGGCTAAAGGACTATCATCAGCAGGAAATTTCTCCTCGTAGATAGTGACATTGATAGTTTTGTTATTCAATGGTTAGTTCTCCCAGAATTTTTGGTTTTCCTCTATATAGCCAGAGGGATCTGTGTATAAACCCTTTTCCGTTCCAGTGGAAGGGTTTTCAACAACAATCGGTTTTGTATTAACCTCCTGTTTGTATAAACCTACTTTATCATCAGAGGTTTTTACAAAATTAGGGTTTTTACCAATTTCATTGTTCTTCAAATCCGTTCCAGTATCTACATTATTAGGTTTATACACATCATTTCGGGGTATATCACGCACGAGGGAACTAAAAGACTTTGGTAATTCTTTTCCAACAGCTTTATAAAATTTAGAAGGTCTACCACCCTTACTCTTAGTCTTTGGTACGTCAACTTCTTCAATCAACTTCTGGTCCTCCAGCTTATTCAAGCTATAAACTATCGCACGTTTCCTGTGCATACCACCCACAGTATCGTGTTCAACTAAATCTTTAACGCACCAAGGTTTAGTTTCTGTTCTCATCAAACGCAATATGTCCAAGGTATGTTTGTTTGGAGTGTCAATCCTAACTTCGTCTGTATTGTCTGGTGCAGGGCTTATAGAGTATGTGTAATCAGGTAACAGTGTAAATACCATCCTTAATCCTTCACGATCCTCCCTAGACTTCTCAACGCTTACTAATCTGCTATTTGCTGTAAGACCCATCTCAGCAGCATCATTCATTGACAACTTTTTCATATTCCAAGTTTCATCTACAGCATTTTTAATTGCAGTAGTTCCCCTGAATTTACCTTCCTTGGTGTTGTGATGAATAATAATTATCGAACAAGCAGGAAAGTCCTGTCCATTTCGTCTAACAAGTTTCTTAATTGGTAAAGCATACTCTCTTCTGTTCTCTTCGTATGGGTTGCTGTCATTACAACCATCCAAACTATCAATAACTACTAGATCATACGCATACTTGTTTTGCATCTTTTTGAATCTGCTATACCACTGCATATCCCACTCAGTAACTACTCGAACATTCTTATCACATCCGATAAGTTTCATCTGCCTACGCAATATTCTTTCGTTCTGATCTCCATTCAACCAGAGAACTTTACCAACTGGCACGTTAACTAAAGCACCATAAACATTGAACGCTTTTCCATGTCCAATATGTTTAGCCACTGTCTGACACATAGCAGTCTTTCCTGTACCACCATCTGCATGAATCAACAGAGTCCAAGGTTTAGGTAGCAATCCTGGAATCAGATATTCAAAAGGTGTATCGTCTAGCTCATCAATAGCTAAAGGTTTCTGCCCCTTAGTTCTATTGAACATTTCGTGAGTATCAACTAATCTCTCAATCTCAGCAGCATTACCACGCTTGGCTTCAATAGCTAATTTATGGACCGCTTGGTTATGTAGTGCAGGGTTTTCATTCTTAGGATCATTGTCAATATCCATATATCGCTGAATAAGATCTTCACCATCCAGTACTTCTTCCTTGTATCTAAGGGGGATAGCCTCTACATCTTCAATTAATTTATCTAATCCAGTTTCTTTAAATCTTTTTCTATCTGGATCAACTTCGTCTGCCAGTTTTATTAGGTGAGACATATTATATCTAGCACCATCATTTCTCCAAGTTGCATACCATCTAGCAGCACATGGATCTAAACCATCATCCCAACAATGTTCATAATCTGGATCACGTTTGCTCCATTCTGTCCAAAGCTCTAAACCCTCAATACCTGGCAATTCATTATTTATCATTGCCCCTATTTCCCACCAGTAATGCTCACTATTTGGTCCTGTGTACTTGATAACACTTAGGCAACCACTAATAATCGCTATCCTTTCTTCTTTGGTACGTTTGCTCCATCTGTTATCAACATATTTAACATCAACATCTTGGTTTTTCTTCTTATATTGATCTTTCATACGAGATAGCAGCCATTCAGGTGCTTCTGGTACGTTAAATAAATCTCCTTCTAATTTATATTTTCCCTTACCAACTTCTTCTTTGTAATATTCTCCAGCTATAACACCTTGTCCACCCCACAAAACTTCCCAACCCTCATGTCCAGCAGCAGTATGACTAACAGCTTCTAACTCAGACCATAATTCTTGAGGAACTTTAAACAGAAACTTTGCAGCATTTTTCTTTAATGAAGTAACCTTTGGTGCTTTTTTGAGATCTTTACCCCATTTCTTTTCAATAGCACCTAAGTTTTTATCAACGTCAAACATTACAAGACCATCTGATCTAGGTCCAGTAAATACTCCGATAGCTTTGTATATATCGGGTTCTTTTTCAATCATCAATGCAGAATCATTTACATTGAGTTTTAATCTCCATGCTTTTCCGTAAGGTACTTTTCCATCAGAATATGTATCTGGTCTTCTCTTATCCTTTTTTGGAAGCAATACACCTTCGGCATATACTGGACAAGTCAGCCATGTTAATGGCATTTCAGGGATGAAATTTATTTCACTCATGTGTTACAATACCTACTGTAGACTATATGTTGAAACCCTGAAGGAACTCCACCCTTTAGGGTTTTTCTATTAT